CAAGAATTAGGTGTTGATAGCATTGAAGCACTGAAGTACCTCTTCCCATCCAAAACGGAAGAGGAACGAGCCGAGATGTTATCTGGGTTCCCGTTCAGGATGGTTGGAGAATTACAGAATGCATATTCTTCTTTCTCTCGCTTAGTGGGTGGCATGATGCAGACCCCCCACCCGCAATCACCGGACTTACCGATGGCTGCGGATCCCAGATTGGATCTTACTCCGTATCTGTATCGAACTCTTGAAGCATTACAAAAGGAGATGAGTTATGCAGGACGCTACCGTCCAATCGATCCCACAGACGAGCCAAGCACCAGCAGTAGCTCCCAGCAGCTACGTGGTACCGGCTCAGTCGGCTCCGGCGCCCAACTACCAAGCAGCACCGGTTCCGTATCAGGTGGGTATGAGCTACCCCCAAGCGGTACCTCAGGCAGCCCCCAGTTACCAATCAGCCCCTACTCCGTACGCCCCCCAATACCAACCAGCGGACCAATCGCAGAGCTCCTCGGCGGGCAATCCCTGGGAGTCGGCGTTCAACAAGGTAGTGAACCTGCTGAGCGCACCAGTCCAATCCCCGTTCCAGGGTCAACCCTCAGCACCGACTCCTCAGTACGCCCCGGCGAACTACGGACAAGTCAGCAGCCCAGCTACGCAACAATCGGCTCCGCAGACCTGGCAAGCCAGCCCGGAATCCTCGCCCAACTATTCCCAAACCTCCTCGACTCCATCCTTGGAGCAGATCGCGGACTTCGTGGGAATGAGCCAGGAAAGCCGCCAAGTGATGGACGCGTTCGGAATCGAAGCTCCCGCCGTCCTAAATAACTACGCCCTCAATTTGGAAGGGATGCTGGATAGTGCAGTGGCCTGGGGCAACCAAGCTGCTAATACCATCCAGGGTTATGCGCAATTCTCGGTCAATGAGCACCAAGAGAATCTTGCCTATAACGAAATCCTTACCAACCCCGACGTACTTAGCGATTACACGCTGAAGTTCTTTGGTCCTGAAGGTCCGTACCCTGTGTACGAAAATGAGCAGCAACTGGAAACCCCCGGTTACCGCACTCAACCAGTCGCTTACGAACAGGGTCAATTCCCTGCTCCTCCTTCTGCTGCTGCTGCGCAACAGCCTGAAAACTTCTGGGGCAGCTTCAAAGACATGATGGATCGTGATCCCCAGAATGCCTGGCGTGTCATTAACCAAGCTCAGCCTCAAGTCCTGGCAAGCAAACTGTTTGTGATGGAGTAATTCCAATGCTACCTTTGGTTCTTGGGGGTTTAGGTGCAGTAGGCGGCGCTCTTGGAGGGGGCGCCCTTGCTGGGCGTTATATGCCATTTTTGGGTAAAGCTGCTTACGAAGGTGCAGATCTTTTGCGTTCCAAAGCTTCCTCTGGTTTACGTAAAGCAGCACAAAAAGTAGGAGCTACAGATTTTGAAGGTGCTGGCCTGGGTATGCTTGGCACTCCGGCCCGTGCTATTCAAGAGCGATTAAATCGCGCAGGCATTCAAGCCGCAAATATTCCACTTGGCGCTGTACCTGGAATTTCGGCAGGCATTGGTGTTGGTGCTTCTGCTCTTGCAGGAGGAATGGCCGGCGGATCTGTATTGAATTATGCAGGTCAAATGATTTCTCCTCAAAATGTAATTACTGATCCTGAACTTGCAGGTTCTAGTAATACACAAATGGCTCGCATGTCTACTCCCACTCTTCGTTACATTGGTTGATAAATTATCAACTGCTAAAATTTATTTAGATAAGACAATCTTGTCTAAATCTTTCACCTGACATCCCTGTCCTGCGACACTGGAGGATAAACACAAGTGTTCATTGATACCGACTTTCCTAAGATTTTGGGCGCGGAACTCTACCGTCCCCATCCTGCTTACATCTGCGAGATGGCAGTAGAGCCCGTGGTTGTTCACGACTTTACTCGCCAACCCGGCCAAACCGTTCAGCTCGACCGCTACAAGTTCTGGGGAAATCCTGGTACTAAGGATAGCCGCGAGCGTATCTCCGACCAGACCATTGGTACCGCCAACAGCCGTAACATCACCAAGGAGAAAGTCCTTGTGGTGCTTAAGGAATACACTGGTCCTGCGGACCCCGGCGATCCCACTCAGCCCAGCACCTTTAAGATTGCTCGTGAAACCCTGATTACCGCCCAGCGCATGCTGCTGGATACCGGTAACTTGAATATGTTCCACCAGAGCATTGGTTCGTTGACCCTGCTCGACGACTATCGCCGGTGGCGTGACCGCGTCTTTCTTGACGAACTTTCCAAAGCTGAAGCCAATGGTCCTGCTTCTTCCACCCAAGGTGGTTACTACTTCCCTGGTGGCAAGACCAAGAACCCCAGCTATACCACCGCTGAGTACGCCGCTAACGTACAGCAGTTCCAGGTGCGTACCGACCTTCTGACCGTTGTCAAGGACCTGCGTAAGCGTAACGTCCCCACCTTCGCTGATGGCCTGTATCGTTGCATTTGCGACCCCACGTTCATGATGCACCTGCGTCGTGACCCTGACTTCCGTGAGATCGCACGTTATTCTGGTAATCCTGGCCAAGGCATGTACATGGGCAACCCCATGATGCCTAACAACGCTAGCTTCTTCCAGGGTCCCCAGGCTGGTCAAGGTTACTTCCTGGCTGGCGAACCTGTGATGCCGACCGGCGTTCAGTTTGAAGGTGTGAAGTTCTTCGAATCGACCAACTTCCCCA